GTTGCCCAAGGTGTCTGCACCTGGACTTGAAACACCACCGATTCCACCAGAAGCAAAGCCACCATCCGCGTTATATAAACCCGAGTCTGATGCGCCACCGCTACCTGGTTGATTTTTAATAATTTCTTCTGACATATTGTTCACCTCCTAGTGAATTTCCTTATTTAAATAGGTCAGTTGCGAGGAAACGACCGCCCCATAAGGATTTCTGAACCATTTCTGGCTCCTGTACGATCTCGCCTAGATCGCCAGACTTGCGGAAAGCAGTATCTTGCTCTACGGCATCTACTCTCTTTCCAAACTCAGCATTACTTTCTTTGACGTTCTTAACCTCTTTAGATACGTCTGTAATGGACTTGCTTAATTCAGCAACTTGAGCCTGGACCACTTTCATGGTCTCTTCATTTAATGACTTAATAGTTGCTGCTAGATCGCCAAAGGCACTCGCAAGAGTCTCTTTAATTTCGGCAACTGCATTGACTACTACCTCGTCAGATTTAACAATCTCTTCGGTTACTTCTGCAACCTCTTCTGACTTGGCAAGTTCAGTCTCAACAACTGCTTCGGCTGCCTCAGTTGTTTCAGCAACAGGTGCTTCTTCAACTTCAACACTCTTGGTAACAGTATCAACATCTGTTGCCTCTGGAGCGACCTCAACATCTTCAACAACTGCTGTTGTTTCATTTGTCATAGGACTTACCTCCTTTTGAATCTCAGTTGTACTAATACCTTTGGCACTATCAACTAAGAACTTTATCATATCTGTTTTTTCATTATCACTTTTCTCAACAAAACCTATATTTTTCATTGGTTGTCCAGAAGTTGGACTAATTTCTATTTCATTTTCAGAAACCATTACAAGTCCAGATTCTTTATCCCAGAACACATTTTCAACAACAATATCAGCAACAGATCCCTTGATAACATCTACTCCATCAACCTTTTCAATAGAAATAATGTTTGCAAATTGATTTGCTGGATTATCAACAAGTGATAGTTCAACTAAATCATATTCTTTAATAATTCTAATTGGCTTATCTGCCTTCTCATCATAGCCATCATCCCATTTATTCATTCTACCGCCAATTGAAAAACCTGTATATGTTCCATCTAGTACTTTTTCCCACGCATTTTGTGCGCCTTTTGAAACATATGCTGAAACAAAAACACCAGAGTAAAATTTCTTTGTTTCTGGATCAAAATACTTATCTTCTTTAAATGCAACCATTTTTCCAACAGCAGATGGTTGATGCATTTCACGAATGTTACCTTTAAATTTAGAAAAAGCCTTTAAACTAGCATCTGTCGTAACAATATCATTTTGTCTATCAAGATTGTCTAGTGTCGCAAAACCTGATACAATTCTACGTTCCTTGTCAACCTTAATGCGATTTAGAAATGATACTCATATCACATCCATTATATCAACATTTTTATTACTTTGTTGATATTATGTGGATGACCTACCTTCCCCTTGTGGATTTCTTCCAGAAATTGTTGAAGGAGAGTCTGAATTATTATTTGTTCTTTCAGAATCCCTTCCTCTATTTCCAGCAAGGTTTGCTCTTGCATCTGTTGCTTGTCTTGTAGACATTTCAAATGGCATGTCACCATCTGGTCTTTGTGGCAAACCAATGACCTCTCTAGCCTCATTTGGCATCATTACTTGAGTCTTTACATATCTTTCAAGAATTTGGGATTGTGCAATTTCATCAGTAAGTGTAAGTTCGTTAAACTTAAGTTCAAGAATATCAGTTTTTTCACGAACAACCTTATTAATAAGTTTTTCTAATTCTTGTTGTGCTGGTCTTGCAACCTGCTCTTTAAACGTTCTATCTTGTGCTAGAGCAGCAGCAATTGAACCGCTATCTGCACCGCCAAGTTTAGAAATAGGAACCTGATGTGCAATTAATATATCATCACGATTTCTAATTCTATATTCATTAAATGAAGCCTCTTGAATACCATTTTCAATTGGATCCATTTTAAATTCAACTTTATTGTTTTCGCTATCTCCAGGAAGTGGTATATAAAGAGTTCTATGAGACTGTGATTTCAAACCAGTCTGTAAGAATCTAAACATTTTATCTTCTGCATCTGCACTTAGTTTTGCGCCTTTAAGTGTAATAATATATCTTGGAACTGCTTTATTTTCAAAATAATCAATATTGTATTGAGACGATAGTTGATCTCCAACAAGCGCTGGCAATGCAGCAATAATATCTGGAACACCATAATATGTGTTTAGTGGTGAATATTGTTTAAAATGAATAATTTCATTTGGTCTGCGATCTGTTGTAATTGGATTTTGATTCTTTGCTCCAAAATTTCTAAAATAAATTACAGATGGTCCAATAATTTGAACGTATCCATCTCTAAGTCTGCGAACTCTAATTGTTGTTGCTGGAATATGTCCAATATATCCAATTTCACCAGTAACCGTACGACCAATTTCCATATACCCATTACCAGTTGCCTGCATATCTACATATATTTTTTCCATTGTTTTTGTAAAACTATCATCATCATTTAGACTTTCTAGCCAATCTTTCATTTCAATTTTTGCACGTTCAATTCGTTTTCTTGCTCTACCCAATGCCGTTTCATCTTCAACATTTTCAAGTTTAAGCATTGTACGTGACCCTACAACAAAATCATAACCAAGACCAACAACATTTTCTACCTTTGCATCAATTGCAGCATGATTTGCAAAAGAAGTATCATAATAATTTGCTAATTCATAAAGATTATATGGCGGAGTAATAACATCAAATAAACCATAGCCATTTCTAATAACAGCACCAGGATTGATTGCCTTTGATCGTGCATCTTCAACACCAGATGGACTTGAATTAGCGCTATTTAAATATGCTGTTGCTGCTGTATCAACTTTACCTAAATTTCTTGATGTTCGTCTTTTAAAATTTTGATCTAAATTTCCTAATCCCTTAAGATCATCCCAAGATTTACCAAATGGATCGCTTTTTTTAAATTCATCGTTTTTTTCTACTGGATCGCTAATTGATGCGCCAAGAATATATTCTTCATTCATTATTCTTCACCATGTACCTTTAATGTTTGTTGTGCATCATACACTGCACCAAGATCGTTCATATTAGGAATTAGTCCTTCACGCATACGTGATAATTGTTCTGTATACTCCATCTCGCTAACCCTTTTTATACCTGGATGAAATTCTGCATGACCGCCTTCACAACCATAATATTCTGCTGCTCGTCTTAATTCAGCCATTTTTTGCAAATCTCCACGCATTGATGGAATATTTAAAAGATTTCCATGCCCATCACCAAATGCTTTTCCGTTTGGCTTAATCCAAATATACATACCCCAATCGTAACCTTTTTCGATTACTTTGAGTTTAGATTTACCAACTTTTTCTGATTTTGGCTTATTCATAACCACTAGTATACCATATTATGCTGGAGTTATAACATATGTTTGCCAAGATGCGTCTTGATATATTCTTAAACTATTAGAAACAAACTTAAATGTATCACTTAAATCGTCAACTATAATCTTATTATTTCCCATATACGATTTATAGGTTTCTTTTGGATTAACAAGATATCTTGAGTCTTTTGATCTAACTAAAACATTGCTCCAGTCTCCAGCATCTTCCCATGCTTGCCAGTCTTCCTTTTCGTCTTCAGCCTCTTGCCAAGTTCTATAAATAAATCTTTGTACAATCTGTGTTGGCGTACCTTGATAAAAAGATATATTATTAAATGTCATTAAATATTTTAAGTTTAAACTTCCATCATATTGATTAAAATTTAAAGGTTCATTGAATAAAATACCAAGAACATTCCATTGTTGAATATTTATTACTGGTTGACCAGTTAATCTACCATTTATATAATATAAAAGATTGTTATAGTCAGCACCATTTGATCTTAATTTAGCAAAAATTACCCCTCTATTACCATTGCTAGAATTTGCTTTAATATAAAAGTCTAGAACATCTGTTTTGTAATTTAATTCAAATATTTTAATTGGTGTTTCTGGAAATGCAAATAAATCACATCTAAAAAACATTTGAATAGCACTTAAAGAATAAGAATTTATAAAGGTAGATGAAATTGGAATTTTAATTCCTCTTTCAAGTTTTGGATTATTAGCATCTCCCCTTAGTTCTATTCCACTTTTTCTTGTTAAATAAAGATATGGAAGATTTTCTTTGTCTATAAGAAGTGGATTTTTTAACTTATATCCATCATAAAAACCAACTTTGCTATAAGGATATATATCTGTTCCATATTTTGTTCCTATTGGTGTATTAGAAGTATAGTTTAATGTCCGTCCAACAAATTCCAACTTTCTTAAAAATACATTTTTCTTTAAAATACTTTTTACTTTAAAATCAACAAAACAAATTAATGAAATATTACTGGCATCTGATTTTGGAGGATATATTATGTGTCCATCAACAACTTCATTTTTTGCATCTGGATTAAAAATTTCTGAATTATTTATAATTCTACTTTGACTAGCGGGAACAATTGTATAATTTTCATCTGGATTTGCAACACCATTTGTTGTATAGTCAAATGTAATATATGACCTAATTGCAGAATCACTAGTATTATATGTATTTATAATAGAACTATTATCTGTCCAATATATCTGTCCAGTTGATGGAATGTCTGATGGTGCTGGATAATCTATATTAAATTGAATGAAATCTAAATCATTTATTAAATTTCCATTGGTATCTATAACCTGAGATTGTAGTGATGATAGTGGTATGTAGTCTCTCCAATACCCTGCTACAGAAATATCTAGAAAAAATCTTCCATATTCTTCAAAAGGTGAAAGGGTATAACTTGCAATATGAGTCAATAAAGATGAATACGAATTAACTAAAGCAGTTCCATTAGATGCAAAATGATGATCAATTTCTAAAGAATTTTTTAATGTTGAAATTCCAAAAGTATAAATTTTTCCAGAAAACTTATTGTTATTAAAATCATTTCCAACATATAGTTTTAAAAATAATCTATTAGATAAAAACTCAGAAAGTCCTGCAATATTATTTGATAATAATTTAGAAAATTCAAATCCAGCAACAAATTCGTGCAAAGGAATGGCAGCAGACGCTATTGTTGTTACTGTTCCATTATAACAAAATACATAATTAATGTTTGCATTTCCAGCAAGTCTTCTAATTTTTAAATAATTATTACTATCTTGAAATAAACATAATAGTGTTTGTTCGTTTGTAGAATTTGTAAACTCAAAAACTCCATAAATAGCATTTACAGACGATTGAATAAAACTTAAACTATTAAAATAAATAGAAGAGTTGATCGAATTCCAAGATGAGTTTGGACTTAAAGAAAAGAATAATTCTCCATCATCTTGTATTGCATAGTTATCACTTTCTAACTCTAACAATGTTTTTGTTCCTATATTAAATGTAGGCAAAGAATATTCTGGTGTTTTTAATACACTATTGTTTGCAATTAAATTATCAACATCTGCTTGCTGCCATGATAAATTTGATGGATATGATTTATTATTATTATATTTTGATACAGAGTAATCAATTTCAACTGAGGAGCCTCCATAATAACTATCAATAATTTCTGATGATAACGGAACTCCTTGCCCATAAACATAGTGAGATTTTGCAACTAAAGTTGGCATTGCATATGGAAAAATTGAAAAAGAACCCAAAGTAATTGGATCAACTACGTTATTTTTATATGCATAAAAACCAAGCCAATCATTACTTTTATTACTTTCATTAAATTCTGATGGTAAAACTAAATCGTCTGTAGAAAATGATAATTGACCAACCTCTTCTCCATTAACAAGTAGCGTAGCGTTATCTCTAATTAATCTAATATGAATAAGCATTGGTCTAAACCATTGACCTACATAATGGGATACAAAATTATTTCCTATAACTAAAGTTAAAAAAGCATCTTCAACATATAGCCCATCTGTTGAGTTAATTGGACCAAAAATTCTTTTTGGAGTTGTAGCATTTGAATCAATATTTAGCCAACATTCTATAGTATAACTTTTATTTCTTCCAATTTCATTTAAAAATCCAAATCCTGGAAAAATTATAGATGGTTTTGCACTAATAATAAATTCTGTTTGATTAAAATTAAGAAGAGATGACCATGTATCATTTTCTTCCCAATACTGCCAAGTTTCTTCTTCTGTTTGACTCCATGATTGTTGCGTAACTACTTCTTCATGAGGAACAAGTTCTACAGAAGCGCTTGATCCAAAAACTAAAGGAACTGATCCATATTTTGCAACAAGGTTATTATTAGATATAATGTAATACCCATTATTATCTGCAAGGCCATAAGCATCTGCTGGAAGTGCGCCATCAACTGTTAAATTAATTGAAGATGGCAATGCAGCACTTTCTCTTCCCAAAGACTCTGCATGATGTTCTTCACATAATTGACCCATTGTTAATCCATGCCAACTAAATCTATAATCTTCTGTTGAAGATCCTAATATAGTTGTTTCAATTTTAATTAAAATATTAATCATTTCATTTGTTACACCTGATGGTATTTCAAATGTTCCAGAAACAAAAAACCATCCAGTTTTTTCAATATTGTTTGATATATTTAAACTTTTATATACGGTAGTTCCACCAGTATACGAATATCCTATAGACATTTGATTTAAATATTTGCTTTCAGAATAAATCCAAACACCTAAAGAAAAAGTTTTTAACGAAGCATCTAAATCATCAAAACCGACAAATCCTGGAGTTTGTAAAATAATTGGTTGAGCCTCGTTAACAATTTCTACAGATAAAATATCTTCTTCTAAGAATGGATATGGAGACATCAAACTTATAGTTGCTGCACTTGGAACATAAGAAGTATTACCATTAGTTATTGTCCAATTAGCATAATTATTAAATAATCCAGACCTAGTTGATGCATCAATTAAAGTAATATAATCTGCATTATCCTCTAAATGCCAAACAGCCAAAGGATGTTCTGAATATATTTTTTCAGCATACAGATTTGATAAAACAGTCATAGTACCTTAATTATATCAGGAACCAGTTTTAATTTCACAATAATCTGTAGTACAGTACATTTCTCCAATAGAATCTAGATTTTCTACCCCATTATAAATTGCAGACCAATCAATTTTTGCAATTTTACCAACATAATTATCATATTCTTCTTGAGTAATTTGCTGATATGGCTGTTGAGGATAAACTGTATTTCCCATTGGCAAAAATGAAACAGCCTTTAATTGACCTTCATACATATGAAGTGCTGGAGCGATATGCTTTGTTTCTGATTCTTTATCAAATGACAATGTTACAGAAACACCATTATCAGACCAATATTTTTGAGTTGTTGCAGCAAGACCAATTTTTTCAAATAAGGTTACATCTTTTTCTGATCTTGGATGCCCAGAATGTACTGGGAAATAAACAACCATAGTATTAGCAGAAACTAAATCTTCTTCAATCTTATACCCTGCTGCTTTAAATAAATGAATCATAGGATCTTGATCACTAAACCTAATTGCACGAAGAAAATACTCTCCTCCAACTGGCCAATGAACTCCTGGAGATGCGCCAGAAAGTAAGGATACTGAGCCTGATGGCTTAACAGTTGTTACACGAATTGATTCACGAACACATAGCCATTCAGAATACTTTTTATCATAAAAACGAATTTTATTGTACCCTTCATCCATCCATTCACGAACTGCTGGTAAACCTTTTTCATCTGCAAAAGAAGCAATTCCAGTAAGAGATGTTCCAATGCGGCGATTGCGTTGCATAATTCCATTTGTAATTTGCCAATGTGTTGGAACAAGCGTTACTGTCTTACCATATAAATACGCAAACTTTAATGTACGTAAAAAATCTTCTTTGTTTTCATGACGATTAAGATGAACCTCTACCAAAGTACAAAGTTCATAAGATTCTAAAGGTTGCTCGGCACATGGATTAAATCCCATAACTCTATAATCTTTTCCATCCGCAGGATCTGCAAGACGACCAAAATTACGAGCAACATCAAGCCAAATAAATCCTGGCTCTCCATTATTAGAAATTAAATCTACATAGTCTTCATACTTTGTTCCTACATTTGCTGAAATAGAGTTGTTGCTCATCCATGCCCAACCTGGATTTTCTGAATCAAATGAGTTTCTTTCTGGAAATACTTCAGAATTTTTTAAATTAATAAAATCACTATCTCCTGAAGCACCTAAAGCAAGTGTTGCAGATCTTCTAACATTTCCTGAAACTACACATGTACCAATAAGGTTTACAATGTCTACAATAGCCCTTGAATCAAGTGTCTCTCCTGCCCTGGATCCAATTACTTTACGTAACCTGTTGTGAAGGTCAACCAATGGTTGTGGACCGCTTGAAACGCCTCCAAAGCCTTTAATTGGTGCTCCTGCTGGACGTATTAAAGAATAGTCAAACTGTTGAATATTTTG